TATGAAGGAAGACATGGCGGCTGACAAAAAACAAGATGTTGCCATGATTAAAAAAGCATTTAAACAGCACGATGCGCAAGAACACAAAGGCGGCAAAGGTACAACTTTGAAGCTTTCTTCTGGCGGCTATACACGTGCGGCTGATGGCTGTGCCCAACGTGGTAAAACCAAGGGCACTCAGATCAAAATGATGGGCGGCGGCGCTTGCTAAGGAACTAACATGAGCTTACTAGACCGAATGATGGGAAAGAGTGAAGCTGGCGCAGGTCGCGGCTTTGTTAATCCTAAAACTGTTGCCCAGATGGAAGACGAAAAGCGTAGTCCCGCTGAACGTGAAGCCCGTCAAATGATGAAGGATCGCGCAGAAGCAAAAGCGGCTGAAGCGGCTTACAACAAAGCTATGCCAAGCCCCTACGCTAAAGGCGGCAAGGTTGGTTCTGCATCAAAGCGTGCTGATGGCATTGCTACAAAAGGCAAAACCAAAGGCACAATGGTCGCCATGTGTGGTGGCGGCATGATGAAGAAGAAATAATCATGATGCCAAGTCGCGGTATGGGAGCCATGTCTCCCTCTAAGATGCCTAGCGGTAAGCGTAAAGCACGCCGCGACGACACTGACTTTACGCAGTACGCTGAGGGTGGCGCTGTTGGTTTGTATGCCAACATTAATGCCAAACGTAAGCGTATTGCCGCTGGTTCAAAAGAAAAGATGCGCAAGCCCGGACAGAAGGGTGCACCTACTGCCCAAGCTTTTATTGACTCTGCAAAGACGGCTAAGAAATGACCACTACCGGCACAACCCTATTCAACATGGACTTCACGGAGATCGCCGAGGAAGCGTGGGAGCGTGCCGGTCGTGAGATGCGTTCTGGCTATGACCTGCGCACAGCCCGTCGGTCAATGAACCTGATGACCATCGAGTGGCAGTCTAAAGGTATTAACATGTGGACGATGGAGCAGGGCTTCATCAACCTGACACCGGGTTTAAACACATACGCCCTGCCTGTAGACACAATTGATTTGTTAGAGCATGTTATCCGTACAGGCCAAAACACAGCTTCCACGCAAGCTGACTTGACCATTACACGTATTAGTGTTTCTACCTATGCAACCATTCCAAACAAACTCCAGCAAGCTCGCCCAATTCAAGTCTGGGTTCAAAGACTTTCTGGGCAGGTTAACCCAACTTCGTCAGCTCTGGTCGGAGCCATCACTGCCACGGACACCACGATCACGCTTGACACGGTGGTTGGATTAGCGGGTTCTGGTTTTATCCGTCTTGGCTCAGAAGACATCTATTACACCTACATCTCAGGCAATGTGCTTGGTGGTGTGTTCCGTGGTCAGAACAATAGTACTGCGGCGGCTCATGCTGACGGTACGGCGGTGTATGTTCCTCAGTTGCCTGCGGTGACTGTCTGGCCCACGCCTGACAACAGCACTTCATATCAGTTTGTTTACTGGCGACTGCGCCGTGTTCAAGACGCTGGCGCTGGTGTAGAGACCGCAGACATGAACTTCCGTTTCCTGCCTGCTTTGGTGGCAGGCTTGGCATATCACATTGCAGTTAAAACCCCAGACCTGATGCCACGCATTGAGATGCTCAAGCAGATGTACATGGAAACGTTTGAGATAGCCGCAGGTGAAGACCGTGAGAAAGCTCCGGTTAGATTTGTGCCCCGTCAGATGTTTATTGGTGGCACGTAATGGGTAACAGATTTGCATCAGGCAAACGGGCGATTGCCATGTGCGATCGCTGTGGGCAACAGTATTTGCTGAAACAGCTTAAGACAGAGATCATTAAGCAACGCAAGTATCAGTTGCTTGTTTGCCCCGAATGCTGGGATCCTGACCAACCGCAGTTAATGTTGGGCACATTCCCAGTGGAAGACCCTCAAGCTTTGCGTAATCCCCGCAAGGACACAACTTATGTGACTGCTGGTAACGATGTAAATGGTTATCCAACGGGTGGTTCAAGGGATATTCAATGGGGCTGGTCGCCGGTAGGTGGCTCAAGTAATTTTGCAAGTGCCTTGACCCCCAACTATTTAGTGCTTGGCGTACAAATTGGCACGGTAACTGTGACGACAACATCATGAAAACATGCACACGTTGTCAAGCCGTTAAACCTTACGAGTTGTTTTACAAACAATCGATCAACAGCAAGGATGGGTATCAATCCCACTGCAAGGCATGTGATAACGAACGTAAAAAAACTTGGGCATTAAAAAACCCTGATTTGGCCAAATTACATCGCAAAATATCTGATGTAAACAGATACAAAAATCACAAAAGTTACATCAAACAAAAAAACAAAAACTGGAAAATTAACAATCCAAGCAAAGTTGCGGCGCTTGACGCTAGGCGTAGATCTGCTATAAATTTACGCAAACCAATTTGGTTCACTGATGAAGACCACTGGATGGTGGAACAGGCTTATGAATTGGCTCGGTTGCGCACCAAAATTTTTAAATTTCCTTGGCATGTCGATCATGTTATTCCGCTTCAAGGAAAGCTTGTGTCCGGATTACATTTGCCCCATAATTTGCAGGTAATTCCGGGCTTGGAAAATTTGAAAAAATCAAATTGTTTTGAAATAAAATAGGGAGCTAAAAATGGCTTACACACGATCAGCAGACGGTATTGCTAAAAAAGGTAAAACTGAGGGTAAAAACCTTGGTGATAGCGGCCCAACAGCCAAAGAAATCATGGGCGGTAAAAAGACTTCAGGCGTGACTGGCAAAGCCATGCGTGCAGTCGGTCGTAACATGGCTCGTGCCATGAACCAAAAGCGAGGCTAATCATGGCTAAAAACAACAAACCTGCATCTGCTTACGCTGGCCGGGCTAAAGAAGCTTTTGGTCAGTTGGCATCACGCCCAAACAAAAGCAAGCTTGACACTTTGGATGTCAGCGTTGGTGCTGAGAGCAAGTCTGCTGGTGATGAGCCAACTAAGACTAGCGGCATCAAGGTGCGCGGCACAGGTGCGGCAACTAAAGGTCTGATGGCACGAGGCCCAATGGCATGACGTACACCGAACTTGTCACCGCAGTACAAGACTACTGCGAGAACACTTTCCCAACTGCTGACATGAATATTTTCATTAAGCAGGCGGAGCAACGCATCTATAACACGGTGCAACTTGCTAACTTGCGAAAGAATGTGACAGGTTCGCTGACCCAAGGCAATAAGTATTTGGGTTGCCCACAAGACTTCTTGTCAGCATACAGCTTGGCTATTTACCCTGCCGCCGGTGGCGACTTCTTGTTCTTGTTGAACAAAGATGTGAACTTCATGCGTGAAGCATATCCAAACCAGAACACACAGGGTAAGCCCAAGCACTATGCAATCTTTGGCCCACAGTCCAATGATGTGAATGAATTGACATTCATGCTTGGCCCAACGCCAGATGCAGATTATTTGGCAGAGCTTCATTATTATTACGTACCAGAATCCATCGTTGACTCAGGTCAGACTTGGTTGGGCGATAACTTTGATTCGGCTTTGCTGTACGGAACAATGTGTGAAGCCATCACATACATGAAGGGCGAACAGGACATGGTCAAGCTGTACCAAGATCGGTACGTGCAGGCTATTGCTCTGCTCAAGAACTTGGGTGATGGTAAACAACGTGCTGACGCTTATCGTGACGGCCAGACTAGGGTTCAAGTATCATGAGTATTCTTCAGGGCGCAACCACTTCGTTCAAAGTAGAACTGCTTCAGGCGGTTCACAACTTTGGCCCAACGTCAGCCGACACATTCAAGGTTGCGCTGTACACCGCCAGTGCAAACATCAACGCAGACACTACAGCGTACTCAACCACCAACGAGGTGACTGGTACTGGATACACTGCGGGTGGTAACACGCTGACAATCAGTACATCGCCTACTTCTGGCAATAACTCCAGCAACATTCCTACGGCTTACATTTCGTTTTCCAATACATCTTGGACTAACGCATCGTTTACTGCCCGTGCCGCTTTGATTTACAACTCATCTCAAAGTAACAAGTCTGTTGCCGTGCTTGACTTTGGCGCAGACAAAACAGTGTCCAATGACACGTTTCAGATCATCTTCCCAACGCCCGATGCCAATAGCGCCATCGTTCGTATCGCATAAGGACACATCATGAGTATTGATTTTGGTAAAGCCGCAGACAAGTTTGACGCTTCACTGTCAACGACCGGCAAAGAAAATGATGCCCTGCAAGCGGGTGGCGTGTTCACCGTTACCTGCCATGATGCTGACGGCAACTTTAAGTGGGAAGATACATTCCACAACTTAGTGCCAAGCCAAGGTTTGCAGTACATGAGCGCCAGCTTTTTTAACGCTGTGGGCTATACCACTGGCTTGTACTTTGGTTTGATTACTGGCCCCGGTTCTGGCACTGCTTATGTTGCTGGTGACACATTGTCAAGCCACTCTGGTTGGACTGAGAACACAGATTATTCCGGTGGCCGTAAGTCTATTGGCTTTGGTACACCTACAACAGCTACGCCATCCGTGACTGTTGGTACAGGTGCTACATCATTCACCATGACTGGTTCTGCAACCATTGCAGGCGCTTTTGTAACTAACGCTTCTAGTGGCACATCTGGTGTTCTGTTTGCTGAAGGCGACTTTACCGGTGGTGATAAGTCTGTGACTACAGGTGACTCATTGGCAGTCACCTACACTTTCTCGCTGACCGCTTCTTAAAGGCAGGCTGTGTTTGGATATGCCGCATTTGCCCAGCCACCATTCGCCGCACTTGGCGAGTCGGCCATGCCCGTGGCTCTTGCGGATACGGCAACAATCTCTACATCGGTCACAGAGCTAAGATCATTTGGCGGTTTGTTAGACGATACCGCTACGTTGTCTGATTCAGTTGATGCGGCGGCTTTGTACTACGTTTACATCGCAGATACTGCAACCGGGTCTGATACTTTCTCAGCGGTAACAGGTTACAACGTTGGAATAGCCGACACAGCAACAATTACAGATACACCGGATGTAACTGCGACAATCAATGTGTCTGTTACCGGAATTCAATTGAATGTTTACATTGGTAACGTTCTTGTTTGGGCGGTAATTAATGACAGCCAAGATCCAAACTGGCAAAATATCAATGATGAACAAGCCCCCGGTTGGACTAACCTACCGTCGTAAGGAATACAAATGGCTCTCGTTTTAAAAGACCGTGTAAAAGAAACGTCCACCACCGCCGGGACAGGCACACTCACCCTTGCTGGAGCCGCCGCAGGGTTCCAGTCTTTTGCCGCCATTGGTAACGGAAATACTACTTACTACGCCATTGTTGACTCTACAGCGGGCACATGGGAAGTAGGTATTGGTACTTACACATCGTCTGGCACAACACTGTCTCGTACAACAGTTCTGTCATCCAGCAACGGAGGGTCGCTGGTTGGCTTTGCGGCTAACTCCAAGGATGTGTTCTGCACATACCCATCAGAGAAATCTGTTTACCTTGACTCTGCTGACGTTGTAACACAGCAAACTTTTGGTGCAATCACTGCAACATCTGCGGCGCTGACCACCGGTACAATCACTACAGCCCCAACCAACGACAACGACATCGTTAACAAGGCGTACGCAGACTCGATTGCCACGGGCATTAACTTTCATCCATCTTGTAACTACGCAACAACTGCTGACCTTGGCACGGTAACGTACAACAACGGAGCTAGTGGTGTTGGTGCAACATTAACCAAAATCACAACATTTGCCACGCTGTCTATTGACGGCGCAAACCCAACAGTGGGTCAGCGTATTCTGGTTAAGAACCAAACAAGCGGTGCGCAGAATGGTATCTACACGGTTACCAGCGTAGGTTCTGGTGTTGCTGGCTGGGTATTGACCCGTGCTACCGACTACGATACCAGCGGCACTGGAACTAATGAGATTGACCAAGGCGACTTTGTCCTGATCTTGTCTGGTACGGCTAACGCAAATACTTCGTGGGTTCAGCAGACAGCACTGCCGATTACTGTAGGTACAACCGCTCTGGTATTTGTGCAGTTTGGTGCGGCTGTCACTTACTCCGCCGGTACGGGCTTAACGCTTAGCACCTACACATTCAGCATTACCAACACCGGCGTGACTGCGGCAACATACGGATCGGCAACGCAGGTTCCAACAATTGCTGTCAACGCTCAGGGTCAGATTACCAGCGCCAGTAATACATCTATTGCCATCGCCGCATCGCAGGTTACATCGGGAACTTTGGCGGTAGCTCAGGGCGGTACAAACATCGCGTCCTACGCAGTTGGCGACATCTTGTATGCGTCTGCTACGGGTGTTCTGTCCAAGCTGACTCTTGGAACAAGCGGATACGTACTTACTGCCGGTGCATCAGCCCCAGCTTACGTGGCGGCAAGTACTTTGTCGGTGGCTTCTGCGGCTACTGCTACTACTGCAACAAACTTGGCAGGTGGTGCGGCTAATCAAGTGCCATACCAAACAGGCTCTGGTGCTACATCTTTTGTGGCGGCCCCGACTGCTTCTGGGCAGGCGTTAACTTGGAACGGCTCATCTCTTACATGGACGGCCCCATCAGCAGGTGTGACGCAAGCCAAGTCCACAGTTCTCTCAATGATCTTCGGCCTATAAGGAAACGAAATGGCAAACCCAAATATTCTGGCCGCAACCACGGCATACGGCACAACCACTTACTACACCCCATCAGGTACAACCGCAGTGGTGCTGTTGGCTAACGCCGCTTCTTCAGGTAAGGTCTATAAGATCAATCAAATCGTGGCGGCCAACGTCAATGGATCTGCGGCTGTATCGGCTACAGTGTCAATCTACACTAACGGTGCGGTAGCTCAAGGCTCTGCCCCATCAGGCGGTACGGCGTACCCAATTGTTTCTGCGGCATCCGTTCCTGCTGTAGCTTCTTTGATTGTTGTTGATAAAACCACGGCAATCTACTTGCAAGAAGGCACATCAATCACAGTGACTTCAGGCACAGCCAGCGGCATCACATACACCATCAGCTACGAGGACATGAGCTAATGTCCAACCGCTATAAGGGCGGGATTATTACTGCCACAGCACCAGTACCGACAGTTAATTCTGCCCCGGGGATATGGACTGCCACGCAACAAATGCAGGCGGTAAGTGCTGGAACATGGCCTGTTTTTAATCCAGACCCGTACTGGGCAAATGTGACTTTGCTTGTACACGGCAATACGACTGGAGCAGACTCAAGCACCAAAGGCAACACGCTTACAGCTACAGCCACCAACGCAACTATTAATACTTCAACATACAAATTTGGTGGTGGTAGTTTCCAAAATACAGGAAACAATGGTTCTGCGCCAGCATACTATTGGTACAACACATCCCCTGCGGCCAACAGCTTTAACTTTGGCACTGGAGCATTTACGATTGAATTTTTCTGTATTGTTTCAAGTACACCAAGGGCAAGCGAAGGTGGAATTATTTCTAGTTGCGATCGCTCATCTAATGTAGGCGTTCAAATTCTTGCCCGGGGTATTCAAATTGGGAATGGAAATTCTGCGACTACGTTGTTTTATGACGCCGCAGGGTGGCGATCAACGCTAATAGAAGGCTCTTGGCACTATGTTGTTGTTCAAAGGGACGGTAGCGGAAACTGGCGAGTCTACCTTGACGGTTCCTTATTCCAATCTGGTTCCGGTGTAACAGACAACATTAATACAAACCAAATTCTTGTTGGTCTTGCGTACACAA